CGAATCCCTAAACCTCGCCCGTCTCGACGCCCGCGTCACCGACCTCATCAACGCAATCGGAGTGGCAATCCCATGACCTACACAAACCACGACCTTTTAGTCACTGCCACTAATCAAACGGAGGTGTTGCGATGAGCTGGATTATTACGGGAACTCAGAAGCTGGATCCTGACGCGGCTTTCTACATTGACCGCGTGGAGGCAGCAGATGGACAGTCGCTAGAGGAAGGAGTCAAGCTTGCTTACAGCACGTTTGTGTCTGGTTGCAAAACGGATGGAATTTGGGATGCAATCAAAGCATCGTGTGTTTTGGCGGGTGCTAGGACGTTGAGCGGGGCGTTGGTTCCGCTTGTAGGTACTGCGCCGACTAACTACAACTTCGTGGCTGGGGATTACAACCGTTCGACGGGACTGGTTGGGGATGGAAGTACAAAGTATCTAAATAGCAATCGAGCTAATAATGCTGATCCGCAGAACAGCAATCACAACGCTTTGCATATTTCAACTGCCAATAGCTCTGATCCGGCTATTTTTATGGGAGATGGCACTGGCGTGACTGCGGGCAACAATAGAATTGTGTTCGCTTCTACAGCCAGCGCCAATTTACATTTTGATTCCCGAAGTGGTGCAAATGGTGCGGTGCTGAATGTGTACTCTGCCAATCCTACGGGTTTTGTTGGGCACTCTCGCAGCAGTTCGTCTCTAGCATCTTTTCGCGTTGTGAATACAACTACTTCTCACTCAATGGCATCAGTTACGCCTACCGCAACTAATGTCCATGTATTTTCTAGGGAGCTTGGAAGCATCCCGACTAACGCCCGCATCGCTTTCTACTCCATCGGCGAATCCCTAGACCTCGCCCTTCTTGATGCCCGCGTCACCACGCTGGTGAGCGATCTCGCGGCAGCGATACCTTGAGACCGACCCATTAGTGTGCCCGACTACTGAGCTTGCAGCTCACAGCGATAAGTGCCGACTTTGACACCCTCTAGCTCATCAGCAAGCGCGTAAAGGTCGGCGGCGTCCACCACCAGTTCGTACCAGCCATCGCCATGAACCTCGCAGGAATACTTGGCTGCGATTTCTCGGATTGCGGCGGCAATGGCGGGCGACTAGTGCCACTCCTCAGGCTTGCCGCTGGCTGCTCGGTTGAACGCCCAGAACACCTCTTGGGCTTGCGATGAAAGTTCAGACATAGAAGTGGTAATGATTACGACGGAGGAGCTACGTTCTCCCAAGGGCTTGGCTCGACGCGAGGAGCAGGGCTTTTAGGTTGAGTGGCAGCTGCCTGTTGTAGTTGGAAATATTGAAGAGCTTGTTTGTGTTGAATGAGCTCTGAGCTCAGTTGCTGCGTCTGAGCTTCTGCCCACTTACGTGCGTTCGCAGTCAACTCATCGAGTGCTGACTGTGAGTGAGGGAAGGCGAAAACTACGCCGCCCCCTTGCTTAACAGTAATCTTCTGCCCGTTAGTCGTTTCGGCGAGACCGGTCAGAAATGAATGAGCGCGTGCTGCGGAGATGTTTGCGATCATTCCGAGTTGGATGGGGTCGACAACACCTTTGTTGGCTTCGTAAAGAGCAGAGAAGCAAGAGGTTACCCGCGTGGCAGCCTCGTCGTTCTGGCGCTGACGGAGAACTCTCTCACGACCGATCCCTGCTCCTCCGATAAGGCCGCCAGCGAAAGCGAGAGAGGCACCGACAAACTGAGGCGCAGTAATCGCAGTGGTTACGCCAACAGCAACCGTGGCCGCCACTGCGAGTGTGAGGTTAGGGTTTAGACGGATCATGTTTTTGGAAAGCTGTGTTCCAGTGACTGTTGTTCATATCCTGAGCGAACTCCACCGGGCTGGGGAGGCGGTCAGGGCCTTTTGCTGCACGATCGGATTGTAGGTCATATGCCTTAATCCGGAGCCCTTTGATTCCGGCAACTCCATCGTTTAAGACTATCTTCACATTCGGAAGCTTGAGAATGTTCACCAGAGCTTCCTTTGTTCTCTCGACGAATCGGTGCTTAGCTGCAGGTTTGTAGCCACAGGACTTACAGAAGTTTGCGTAGCTGGGATACAAGGCACCGTAAGCGTTTGCCACATACATGCCTTTCTCCGCCTCATCAGTGTTGGGCTTCCGTGCGCCCATGCCAACAGGGGAGATTGTGTTTGGAGCGTAGAGGCAGCAGTCGTGGAGCCAAGCCACGAATTGGTTGTTGAAGAGTAGGGCCTCGATGTTGGTGCGGTTTAGGGAAGGAACATGCTTCGTGGGGTTGGCCAGCACATCCTTCATCTTTGCGTACTCCATCGACAGAGCCCAAGTCACGATGCCACTCATCTCGGGCACAAAAGCACCTTCGATTCGATCCTCGAAGACGCTGATTAGTTCCTTACGAAGGCTCGGGTCAACGACTTTGTCCATGACAATGGTTAAGCGCCGACGCTCGAGACCACTACTTGAGTCGTTGGAGGTGATGTGTTCATTACTAGCGATACAGACCAAACACTCGGGTTTGAAGCTGATGATCTCCTTTCCATACTTTCTCTCGGCTCGCAGGGTGTCGGAGGCAGACGTAAGCTTTTTAAGCACGTCCATGCGCTTGTTGTAGTTTGATTCGTCTGTTAGAAGCAGAAGCTTCTTCCCGATCAGGTTGTAGCTCTCGAATTTATTTGTCTCAATAACCTCCAGGCTCGATGTGTGAGTTCCGTGGAAACCAGCCAAAGCAACCATAAGTTGCTGCATGGTTGATTTACCGGTGCCACCAGGACCAACCAAGTGGAGGAATCTTTCTCCTGCCGTGTAACCGGTTAGTAGGGCTCGAGCGAACGCTTGGATTAAAACTTCCTGGCCCTTATCAAGGGAGGTCGTAATCCAACGCATGAACTCCGGGCATTGTGCTTTGGCGTTGTACTCGTAAGGGAGTTTGTGACGCAGGTAAAGACTTTTGTGCTGACCTTCGTCGAATTCAAGCGTCGTGGTGTCGAGCACACCGTTTTTGAAAGGGATGAACCCACGCGATTTTGTCCAAACACTCCGGCGCCCTCCGTCTGCTGACTTAAGGAGTTTCGCCTTGAGGATGGAAAAGACGCTGTTGATCATCGCCGCGTTGTATTTCGCGAGCACACCAGCGGTTACGAACGAATCGAGCGCCTTAACGATCCTTCTCTTTATGTGCTGCTCGTCTTGGTAGTACCAGATATCTTGATCGTCATCGTAGTGATAAAACTGATCCAGATAACTATCGTATATAAACTGGTCGCCTTGATTCGTGACAATAATGTCAGCTACGTCATTCTCGGAGAACTCTCGGTTCCGGGTGCCACCCTGGAGACTGACGAGCTGACTCGGTGTAGAAGGAACATTCATGGCCTGTTCTTTAGTTTTAACTTTTGATTTTGGTTTTGATGTTGATGTCTCAGGCTCTGGTGAGCTGAGGTCAAATTCAGACATGTCGAGGACAGCGTTGATTGCTGCCTCACGTTTGGCCTCCTCGAGTGCTGCTTTGACCTCTTTTGAGGCGTGGGTATCAAAGACAGATCGGCTGATGCGTCTGATCTTTTTCCATGTGCCCAACTCACCGAGCTCCGAAGCTAGTGAGACTGCAGGTTGAAGCTCCTCGGGGTTCCTGATGGAATTCAGGATGCGCTCGAACTTACCATCGATGTCGTGTGGGTAACCATAGATGTTATAGAACGCATCGTGTGCGACTGTCAAGGGTGAGACGCACAAAGCTATGTCGTGCGTCGTGCACCAGTTCGACCATCCGAGGAGTTCCTTGAAAATCGCAGCCATCGTCGAGCTGCGATCACCGACTTCTTCCCCTTCGAGCACAGAGCGGACTGTGTTCGACGCAAGCCGAACCAAGTCCATTCCGTTCTCGCGGATGGTTACTTGGTTGAAGTACTCGATCGGTTCTCCACCTGAATCGCTTTCATCCGGAGGAAGCGCAGCGAAAGCTTGGATCGCCTCGTTGACTTTGGCTGTCGGGATAAACCGCCCTGGCTTGGCGAAAATTGCTTCCGGGTTTTTTGGTCCGTAGAAGAGGTTTGGGATCGTCGTCGCTCGGACATCAGACCCAGGGATTTGAGCGTAGATCTGTTTGCAGAACCATTGGTAAAAACCAGGGTTGATGAC